GTGGGATAGCGCCGCTGAGACTTGGTATGTCCCATGGCTGGTGCAGGCTGAGAAGATCGCCGAACCGACTGTGGATACGGCCAAGACCGTCAAGCATGGCCTAGGCTTCGTGCCCATGGTGTGGGTGCGAAACCTGCCCGGCGGTGACGGAACGGACGGGGCTTGCACCTTTGAGCCGGCGATCCCGACGCAGATTGAAATCGAGTACCAGCTTTCGCAGGCTGGCCGTGGGCTCAAGTACAGCTCCGACCCGCTGCTGATGATCAAGGAGCCGCCCACGGGCAATGGCGAGTTGGTCAAGGGCGCGAATGCCCTGGTGGTCTCGAAGGACGGCGACGCCAAGCTGTTGGAGATCAGCGGGTCTGCCGCTGGCGCAGTGGTCGAATACGCCCGTGCGCTGCGTGCCTTCGCTCTGGAGGCTGTCGGCGGCAACCGGGCCGATGCTGACAAGCTGTCCGCCGCTCAGTCCGGCCGGGCCATGGAGTTGATGAACCAAGCCCTTATCTGGCTGGCGGATCGGCTCCGTTGCTCCTACGGCGAAGGCGCGTTGCTCGATCTGCTGTACATGGTCATCAAGGCCGGTCAGAAGTTCAAACTGACGGACAAGCATGGGCGGCCAACCCCGCCGATGAACCCGGCGGCTGAGGTAACGCTCAACTGGCCGCGCTGGTATGCCCCGACGGCGACCGACCGCCAGAACGACGCCACCACGCTCAAGACGCTGCGGGACAGCAACCTCATCAGCCAAGAGACGGCAATCGCCAACGTTGCCGATGACTACGACATCGAGGACGTGGCGGAAGAGGTGGAGCGCATCGAAGGCGATCAGGACAAGGCAATGCAGCGCCTTGCGGACATGACGCCTGACGACAGCGGAGAGGACGGGCGCGGACACATGCCCGTGCCGAAGGGAGACGGGGCAGGTGAGTAATGGCCGACCTTCTCACGGACGATCCAAAGGACGCTGAGAAGACGGCGCAGGACTATGAGCGGGAGTTGACAGCGGCCATTCTGGCGGCGCTGCTGCTGTTCCGGTCCCGCGCCGCTACGGTGACGGTCTGGTACTTCCCTGCCTCATGGTGGAGCGACTTCGCCCTGTCGATGGGTGGAGCGCTTGCCCCGGTTTTCGACGCTCACGACGCCGCCGCCCGCGCTCTGTACCGCTCATTCGACAGTCTGGACCCCGCCGTAGTCGCCACGGAGCGTGACGCCAAGCGCGCATTCCTCAAGCAGTTCGGAGCGGGCACGAAAGCCGCGGTCGATGCCGTGTTTGCATGGGGCAAGCGCAACGGTCTGGCCATCGAAGAGGTGGGAAAGGTTCTGTCCTTTACCGCCGGCACCAACGCCCGACAGACTGGCGGGTTGCTGGTGCAACTGGAGAAGCTGAAGGCTTTAGGTGCCAAGGAAGCCGACATCAACCGCGTCATGCGGGAGTGGGCAACGAAGGCGCTGAAGGACCGGGCTAAGATGACCGCCGCTACGGAGCTTTGGAACGCCGTGCAGATGGGGCGCGAGAGTGCTGCCAAGCAGGCGCAGCGCCGGAGCAATGAGGCGGTGGAGGTTCGCAAGTTCTGGCAAGTCGCCCTTGATGAGCGGCTGTGCCCAGTTTGCGCCGCAATCCCTGGCATGAACCCCAACGGGGTGCCGGTGGGGGAGGCGTTCCGTACCCCTGTCGGTCCCGTCGATGCCCCGACAATCCACCCCCGATGCCGATGCACCCTGAGCTTCGAAGCAGTTTCGCCCGGCCAGTTCTGACCGGGAACCTGTCCGCCGATGCGGACGCAACGCGGTAGAGCCGCAAGAGGAAAGCATGTCCGAAGAGATCACCCCGACCGTTCAGCCCCCCGCACCGCAGCCGGCGCAGCTTCCGCCGGAGCCTCAGACCTTCTCTCGCGAGTACGTGTCCGAGCTTCGAGGAGAGAACAAGACGTGGCGCTTGAAGGCGCAGGCCGCCGAAGATGCCGCCGCCAAGGCGAAGGCTGATGCGGACGCTGCAACCGCTGCCGCAAAAGCAGCGGAAGAGAAGGCGCAGGCAGACGCCGCCGCCGCTCGCTCCGCCGCTGAGAAGGCCGCCAACGAACGCATCATCCGGGCCGAACTGAAGGCGGAAGCCATCAAGGCTGGCATGGTCGATCTGGACGGCCTGAAACTGGCCGATCTGTCCACCGTCACCATCGGCGAAGACGGCAACGTGACCGGCGCAACCGAATTGCTGGCAAAGCTGAAGGAAGGCAAGCCGTACCTGTTCGGCGCCCCTCCGGCCCATTCCAGCCAGCCCAACCCGCCGCCGCCCGCGCCCGACAAGGTGCCTCCGTCCGACGTGCGGAAGATGACCAAAGAGGAATACGAGGCCGCCAAGCGTAAGGCTGTGCGCGGCTTCTAACCGGCGGGGCGATCCCTGCCACAGCAACCGGGCGCTGGGATGTCTCAGCGCCCTTTTCTATGCCCTCCGGTCCTGATGGACCGAGGCAATACCGCCCAACCATCAGGAGAACCCCATGGGCATCCAGAATTTCCCGGCTTCCCTTCAGCCCATCATTCAGCAGAACTTCCTCTCCCGCGAGTTCGAGGACGGCCTTCAGTCCATGCTGGCCTACCGTCAGGTCGCTGACCGTGAGGACTTCGCCGTCAACATCGGTGAGACGCTGACCAAGACCAAGCCCGGCCTGAAGGCGCCGACGACCACGCCGATGAGCGCGTCCGGCAACACCAATCTGGACAACGGCCTGTCGTCCTCCACGTGGACCGTGGAGCAGTATACGATCACCCTGAACCAGTACGGCGACACCATCGACCTGAACACGGTCACGTCGCGCGTCGGCATCGTCGGTCAGTTCCTCCAGAACGCCAAGACCAACGGCATTCAGGCGGCGCAGTCGCTGGACCGTCTGGCTCGCAACGCCATGTTCGACGCCTATATGGGCGGCAACACCCGCGTCAAGACCACGCTGGGCTCGCCGGCCGCCACCATCGCCGTGGACGACATCCGAGGGTTCCGCAAGGTCATTGTCAACGGCCAGCTCGTGGACGTGAGCAGCACGAACACCATGAGCGTGGTTGTCGGCTCCAATGCCTACACCCTGACCGGCGCCACCGCCGATGGCTCCAACGTGTCCACTGCGTTCGGCGGCATCAGCGGCACGCTGACGTTCTCCGGCAACGTGACCGTCGCCGATGCCACCGCCGGCAACGCCGTCGTCTCTGCCGTGGCGCCGAAAATCCTCCGCGCCAACAACCGCGCCACGACCGCGGCTCTCGGCTCCACCGACCTGATGACGCTGGGCATGGTGCTGGACGCCGTGGCGATCCTGCGCAACAACGCCGTTCCGGCCCGCAACGGCCTGTACGACTGCTATCTGGATGCGACGTCGGCCCGTCAGCTTTTTGCTGACCCTGACTTCAAGATCGCCTACCAGGGGCAGGCGGCCTCTCAGGAGTTCCGCATGGGCCGCGTGGTGGAACTGCTGGACGTTCGGTTCATCCCGACCACCGAGGCCCCGCAGCAGGTCCACCCGACCAACGCCAGCCTGAACGTGCGCCGGCCGATCATCTGCGGCGCGGGCGCGCTGATCGAAGGCGACTTCGCCGGCATCGGCCAGACCGAAGTGTCCCCCGGTGACTCGATGATCGACATCATCGACGGCATCGCGCAGGTCACTCGCGAACCGCTGGACCGCCTCCAGCAGATCATCGCCCAGTCGTGGTACTGGATCGGTGGGTTCGCCGCGCCGTCGGACTTCACCGTCAACACCAGCATCGTCCCGACCGCCAGCAACGCTTACTACAAGCGCGCCGTGGTGCTCGAAGTCGCCAGCTAATCGGATGGCGGGGCGCGTCCCCGCCTCCTCCTTTCATGGGAGAGTTCAATGTCTGACTTCACCCCCGGCTCTGGCTACGCTGTCCAGATCGCCGGCTCTGTCTCCATCGCCACGGGCGGCACGTCGAACATCACGGCTGATACGGTCGTGAAGGCCGGCTCTGGCCGTGTGATCAGGTTCAACGTGCTGGTGGCGGGCTCCGGTGCCGGCGCGATCCATGACGCTGGCACCACGGGCGCCGCCGCGACGGCCAATCAGATCGCCGTCATCCCGCAGACCGTCGGCATCTACACGCTGGAATGGCCCGTGTCCAATGGCATCGTGGTCAAGATCGGCACCGGCCAGACCGTCGCCGTGAGCTACACCTGATGGCATGGCCGAAGGGGCGCCCGCGCAAGGCGGAGCCTGTCACGGCGCCGGCTGAACCGGGCAATCCTTCGGCCGTCCGCCTCACGCAGACATTCGGTTACTGGACCGACGGCGGTCTACTCCGCCACTGGCCGGAAGGGACCGTTGAGACGGACCCAGCAGAGATCGCCGATCTGGTCAACCGACAAGCCCCAATCGAGGTGCTGTGATGGCCTTCTCTGACGCGGAAAAGACCGACATCCGTAGGTACTGCGGGTATCCGGTCTACGGCCAAAGCCCGGACCAGTTCGTCGGCTACCGGTTCTTCACGGCATACGGCAACCTCGAATACAAGATGCAGCACCTCCAAGCGACCGAAGAGGCCGTCGTGAGGAGCACGTATCTTGCCAACCTCGCCACCCTGGAAACTGCTGTCGTCGGTTCGTCGGACAATCTCGACACCGCCGAGGCCGGGCCGTGGAAGTGGAACTCCAACGAAATCAGGGACCGCACCGCTTTGCTTGACCAATGGCGTCGCAAACTGTGCGGCTTCCTAGGCGTGCCGCCCGGCCCTGAACTGGGCAATAGCAGCGGTGGAATGCGCATCGTCGTCTGACGGAGGCTGATATGGACGGCGTTCGCGCTCAGTCGAAAATCTACCGCGGCATGGGCAAGGCAGCCCAGCGCATCGGCCTTCCCTTCGACGTCTACCGGCCCTCCGATGCGACGGACCCGCTTGCTACTGGCAACAAGGTAGTGACGGCGCTTCCGGCGCACTTCACCGCTGACGGCGGCTACAAGCGGCCGAACACCTACGGACAGGCGACGTGGCAGGCCATGGTTGACGGCGCGCAGGTGGCTGTTGGCGACTACCTGACGGGGCAGGGCGGCCCGTACTTCATCGCCGCGAAACAGCCGCTTCTCCCGATCCTGGCCGTGGGCTGCAACCGGACGGTCTCGCTCACGCAGGGCGGCACGTCGCCTGTCGCTGTGGCTTGGCCGGCATCGGTGCTGCAAGCCGGATCGCGCGGGGCGAACGGTGACGAATACATCCCCGGCGCTCCGCCTAACCCATCGTGGCGCATGCTGCTTCCCGCGGTGTCGGGCCTGACCTTCGACGTTGCCGATCTGGTGACAGACGAGCTGCTGCGCTCCTACTTCGTGGACAGCGCCGAACTGACGGACCTTGGCTGGCGCATCACCATGCACCAAGCCACCAAGATCACGGACAGCATCGTCAACCAGTACGCCACGCTCATTGGCCTGATTGGCAAGACGGTCACGTTCCGGCGGGTGACGCGGACGGGCGGCGCGAACCCGACGACGACGAACACGGACTACAGCGTCAAGGCCATCGTCGCCGCCTATGCCAACGAACTGGTGGACGGCACGCTGGTCAAGGTCGGAGACCTACGGGTCATCATGGGCAAGACCACGACCGCGGGCGCCGCTCTGCCGGCCGCTCCTGCCGCCACGGACTTCATCGGCATCGACGGGGTGTTCCGCAGCGTCGGCGTGTCCAAGCCGCTCTACGCCGGCTCCACGGTGGCTGTCTACGACGTCCAGGCCAAGGGGTGACCCAATGATCATCTGCCGCACTCCCGACGAACTGCTGGCCGCGCTGAACCGGCTGACGGACGAGACGATAGAGCCGGCGGTGGTTGAGGCTCAGCGGCAAGTGGTGGAGTTTGCCTTTGCCACATGGTCGGCCGGAAAGTTCACGTGGAGCAGGTTCCAGGCGGACGACGTTTGGTCCGGTCAGAGCCGGGCGTCTATCCGGGTCAGCGTCGGGGCGCCAGACGGCTCCTATGAGCCAGACAACCCCGGTGACTGGCCGCACCACGAAAGCCCGTATCCCGCTCCTGACGTGTTCCAGGCAATGGGGCGTCTGGATGGCCTGCGGGCCTACCAAAGCGTGATCCTGTCGGACAACGCGCCGCACTACGACAAGGTTGAGGCGCACACGCAGGTTGGCCGCGCTGCTGCTGAGTTCACTCGCTCGCATTTCGGCTCCGGCTACTCGTGGGGCTCGTCCCTGCTGACCGACAACATCCCGTTCTGAGGCGCAGATGACCGCTACAATCGATGAGATCGAAAGCGCTCTGACGGCGCCATGGCGGCTTGTATCGGACGGCGGCACCGCCGAATGGACGGAGACGCCGATAGCGCCATGGGAGAGCGAAGACCCACGGACAACGGTGGCTTTCGACAACACCGACTTCGACCCATCGCTGCTGCCTGCCGGTAGCGCCTGGATGGAGGTGTCCACTTCCGCCGGGACGCGACGGAAGATCGGCGCAGGAGACGTCTACGCCGGCTATCCCACGGTGCTGGTGTCGGCTCACACGCCCATCGGCACCGGCAAGCAGCGCGCCCGGCAACTGATCGACGCCGCAGCGTCCATGTACCGCGAGCGCATCTTTGCTGTCGGGGGGTCAAAGCTGTGGGCCTACAGCTTCAGCCAGCCGATGGAACTGCCGCGTGACGGTTGGTTCAAGCTCAGCATGCAAATCAGCCTCCGCATCCAATAGGAGCCATCATGCGCATCCGCTTCCTGATCACCCTGCCGGGCTCCATCGTCGGCAGTGACGCCCCCTTCATGGCCGGCGAAGCCTACGAGGTGACCGACGACTACGCCGCAAGCTTCGTGGCGCAGGGCGTGGCGGTTCCTGCCGCTGACGATCCTGCCCCGGAGGCGGAAGAGGCGGCGCACGATGCTGACGCCTGACGAGCAAGCCACGGTCGCCGAATGGGAGGCGCAGGGCCTGTCACTCGACCAAGCCCGGCGGCGGTCGGTGATGCTCGCGCTTCCCGTCTACGACCGGCCCCATTGGCAGCACGAAGCCGCAGCCATGGGCACGGTGGCGCTGCTGTCTCGGCTGGGCATCCATCATGGATGGTGTCACGTCGCCGGCCAGCCGATCCACACTGCGCGCAATCAGTTGGTGGCGGGGTTCCTCAAGACCGACTTCACCGACTTGATGTTCATCGACGCCGATATGTCTTGGTCGCCGTGGGATGTGGTTCGGCTGATGGCGCACCCCCATCCGTTCATCGGCGGGGTAGGGCGGAAGCGGAACGACGTTCCCGACACTGACCTTGGCGCATGGTGCTTCCGTGCCATGGACGACGCCCCGGCGCATGACGCATCGGGCGCCTTCGAGGTCGCGATGCTGGGCACCGGCTTCCTGCTGCTGAACCGCGCCGTCTTCCGGACGATTGAGGCCCACGGCGACGTGGATCGCGTCACGGAGACGGACGGCCAGCCCTACACCCGGTTCTTCCGCTGGCAGTTCCGCGACGGCTACGAGCTATCGGAAGACTACGGCTTCTGCGCCGACTACCGGGCTGCCGGCGGGAAGGTCATGGCGGACCCGCACATTGAGTTGAGCCACTACGGCAACCGAGACCACAAGGCGCGGCTGCACAGCCTGCTTGCCTGACCACACCCGGCGCCGCCGGTAGCCCCGCACTGTCGGCCTTGGGGCGGGCCATTCCAGGGAGCCAAGCGGCCCCCTTTTTCCATGGAGCCAACGAATGGCGTTGTCCTACACCACCGCGGCAGCCACGCCGACCACCATCACCGTTGCCGGCACCCGAGTGTTTCTCGGCACCACCGCCAGCGATCCCGCCACCGACACCTACACCGAGATCGGCGGCGTTCTGACGATCCCGTCCTTCGGACCGTCCGACGCTGAAGTCAAGGTCGAGTGCGTCAACCAGCCGGTGCAGCGCGCCAAGGGCAGCACGGACTACGGTGCCACCACCATGACCGCCGCCATGGACCGAGCGGACGCCGGGCAGATCGCGCTCAAGGCCGCACAGGGCGTCAAGACCGGAAACTATAATCTGCGTCTCGTCTTCCCCGATGGCGTGTCCGGCCGCTCCGTCCTGACCAGCACCAGCCACGGCACCCTCGTGGACGTCAAGGTGCAGGTCGCCACGGCGATGGAGAAGCGTGACGGCCCCAACAACGTCGTCACGCTGGAGAGCAACCTGTTCGTCAACAGCGCCCCGACGATCACGGCGGCCACCTAACTGAACCCGGCCGACACCGGAACCAATCGGCTCCGGCCGATGGGGCGCGAAAGCGCATTGGCTGAGGGCTGTGTCGGCGGCCCTCGCCTCCCATTCCAACCTCCCGACAGAGGAAACACACCATGGCTACCCTCCCGATTTCGTCCAAGGACACCGTTGAGTTCCGCCCGGCCTCTGCCGCCGTGAAGGCCGCCCGTGAGGCGCTGGAAAAGGCGCAGGCCGCCACCAATGAGGCTGATGCCGCGCTTAATGCCGTGACGCAGAAGATCGCCGCTACGCCCGAAGACGCGCCGGAGAACGTTGCGCACAGCGACGAATTCGATACTGCGGCGGCAAAGGCTAACAGCGCCAATCTGGAACTGATGATGGCGCAGAAAGCCCTGGACGCCGCCGAAGAGGCCCGCGCCAAGGCCGATCCCTCCTTCAGCCTGATCGTTCCCACGGCCCGCACGATGGCCCTGGTCGATTACGACATGGAGATGGACCCGGACCTTCCGACCCGTGCGCCGCTCAAGGACGTGATCGGCGACCTTCTGGCGGAAGCCAAGGACAACGGCCTGTCGGATGGCGCCATCTCCGCCATCGAGCGCGCCGCCGCTCTGGCCGATGCCGGCGACAGCGTGACCGGCGACGACTGGGATGCTCTGGCAAAGGCCGCCGGCAAGCTCTACTCGTGGCGCGTCCTGATGGCCCCGTACAAGCTCTACGCCAATCTGGAGGCCGGCTATCGCATCCGCCGGCACCTCGTCCTGCACTCGTCCCGCAAGGTGCTGTCCGAAGCCGATCTGGAGACGCCGGAGGTCAAGCCGTACCTGGGGGCCATCAACGCCGAACTGGTGCGCCTGTCCACCGTCAGCGAGGCCGACGCAAAAAACTAAGACGCGCCCTGATCGCCTCACACAGGCAGCAGGGCAAGGGCAAAGTGGAGCCGTGGGCGTGGCAGATGGTCAACATCCTGCGGCTCTACCAAGGCGGCGGCATGGGCGGAACGATCATCCTGCCCAACGACGTGATGGAGCAACCCGTCGCGATGATGGCCGCCCTCAACCTCATGTCGGACTTCGACGCGCGGCTCCGGAACGAGGAAACCGGCCGTCTGCTGAACGAAGACGACGGCATCGACGCGGTGCAGCAGGCTAAGGCCGAAGATAACGCGATGGCATCTTGGCTGGCGTGGAAGTGACCTACTTCCGCGGGAAGATGACGAAGCGTTCCGGCTTGGCTTGGCAGAAGAGGTTGACGCTTAGCGCGTGCATGCCTCTGAAGCCGCTTTGCCAGAGCATTTCGTCGGCAACCCCTACGATCCGGCCGGCGGCATCGTAGGCCACGCACTGGACCGTCACGGAGGCGTCTAGGACTTGGCCCAACCCGGCCAGCCCGGTCACTTCTGCCATCATCTTGACGAAATGAAGCCCGTCAGCGGTCACGCTGTCTAGGTGCGCTGAAATACCGCCGATCCTGATGCCGCACAGGTCTTCAAGCTTCTCAATCCGCGCTACGAACGGGGTGAGATCGCGCGCGTCCTGTAGCTCTGGCTCCCAAGGGAAGCGGATCAGTTCGGCCATCGTCTCCTGCGCGCTCAGTTTCAAACCATCAACGATACCGTGATAACCGGGGCGCGTCCATGTGGCGCGTCCTCAGCCATTGAGGATACGCCATGGCCGCCGATGTCGCCTTCAGTGTAGGGATTTCGACCGAAGAGGCGAAGACCGGGCGTGACGCTATCGTCAAGTGGAATGCCGACATTGCGGCTTCCTATGGCAAGGTTCTTGCCGCTGCGAAGGATGCCGGCGCTGGGCTGAACATCGGCGGCGCGGCAAATGCCAACATTGCCGGGCTAGGCGGGCTGGAGAAGGCCGTTAACGCCCTAGCTCTGTCCGTCGATAAGATGGCGCAGCAGCAGGACAAGTTCATCAAGGCGGCGCAGTCGGTCGGGTCTGCGTCCCGCAAAGCTGCGGACGAAACCGCCAAGGCGGCGGCCGACCAGATCAAGGCGTGGAACACGGCTGCGGCGGAAGCGGAAGGCAACGCCGCCATGCGGATCGCGGCAGAAAAGCGCGCGACGCAGCAGTTTTTGGCCGAATGGGAAACGCAGCGGCGCGAGCGTGAAGCCAACGTCCGCATGATCATGAATGACGAGGTGTCCGCCTGGAACACCCGACAGAAGGAAGCTGACGCCAACGCCAAGATGATCATCGCCCACGAAAAGGCGATGGCTGATGCGGCCAAGGCTGCGGTTAACGATAAGATCGCCGCATGGGATGCCGAACAGCGCGACCGTGAAGCCACGGCGAAGATGATCATTGCGGCAGAGGAAGCCGCCGCTCGCGCCACTCAGGAAGCCATTGCCGAACAGGACCGTGCCGCCGCGGCCTACAACCGGCTGATGGCGTCTATCGATCCGGTCATCAAGCAGCAGCAGCAGTACGAGGCCGCTCTTGCTAAGGTGATGGACTATCACCGGGCGCTCGGCTCGTCCACGGAAGCCCTCGCGGCCGATATGGACAAGGTGCGGGACAAGATGTCCCCGGCAGCGATTGCGGCGCGTGAACTGGCGAAGGCCGAAGAGACCGAAAGTCAGGCACTCGACCGCATCACCCAGCGCATGCAGGCGGCCAAGGCAGCCCGCGAGGCGCAGACGCAGGCCACGACGCAGCAGAAGACCGCACAGGACGCGCTCAACGCCTCCGTTGCCGCTGGCGCTGGGGGGCAGGTGTCCAATGCTGGGCTTCTGGCAACCGCCAAGGCTGCACAGGACGCTACCGTCAGCGTGGAGAAGCTGACCAAGGCGCGGTTGGACGACGAAGCCGCGTCGAATGCGCTGGTGAAGTCGGCCGATACGCTGGTTGGGAAATACGCCCCGCTCATCAAGCAGCAACAGCAGCTCGCCGCGGACAAGGAGGCGTTCACCAAGCTTCAGAAGGCCGGGACGCTTTCGGCGACCGAAGAGGCGGCCATCCTGTCGGGGCTGACCGCCAAGACGCAGGTTCTCGACGCGGCGCAGAAGTCGCTGGCCGGCTCCATGAAGCTGAGCCACAACAACACGCTGGCTCTGAATGCGGCCTTTGTGAACTTCGGCCAGTCCTTGGCAGCCGGCATGAACCCGCTGACTGCATTCACCACTCAGCTTGGGCAGGCGGCCCCTGCCCTTGGCGAGATGGCGATCAAGGCCGGGGCCACTGGCTCAGCTATCGCCGCCGTCGCCGTCCCTGTTGCCGCGTTGGCGGCATCCATTGTCGTCAGCATCGTTTCGTATGAGAAGTATGTCGGCAGCCTGCGGGATTTCGAGAACGCGCTGCAACTGACCGGCAACGCCATCGGCATGTCGCGGGAGCAGATGGCAGCGTATGCCGAGACGGTCGCTGATGCGGCTGATGTCTCGTCGGCATTTGCCCGATCCACGATCACGGCATATACCAACCTTGGCGGCATCAGCGCATCCGTCATGGGCGGCCTGATCGGCCTTACCAAGGACTATGCTGCTGCAACCGATCAGTCGAAGGACGAAGCGGCAAAAGCGCTCGGTGCCCTGTTCAGCGACCCGGCCAAGGGGGTGGAGCAGCTTGCGGCCAAGTACAACATGCTGTCCGGCGCTCAGTTGGACTATGTGCGCCGGTTGGTGGAGACCGGGCAGAAGACGCAGGCGCAAACGGTCCTGACGGAAGCCCTTGGTCAGCGCATCAAGGGGGCGTCTGAGGAAACGTCGATTTGGGCGCGGGCGTGGGACGCAGTCGCTACGGCAGCCAGCAACGCGGCCACTGGCATCGGCAAGGCCATTGACCGGGCCATCAGTGGGCCGACGCTGGAAGAGCGGCTGAACACCGCACGGACGGCCCTTACGGCTCTCCAGAAGCAGACGGAAAAGCCGGCGGCAGGTGGAGTGTCATCTGTCTTCAACGTCGGCGGCGACGTTGGCGGCGCTCGTGCCCGTGAGCAGGCGCAGCAGAATGTGAAGGCGGCTCAGGCGGAGGTTGAAAGCCTCCAAGAACTGATCCGCGAGCGCAACCGCGCTGCGGCTGGTCAGGCCCGCGACGCGCAGAACAACGCTGCCGGCCGTGCGGCTCTGGAGGTGACGAACCGCTACGATGATCTCGGTCAGTCGATCCGGAAGGCTGAAGGCGACCTAGCGACCCTGCAAAAGGGCCTTGGCCCGAACATGGGCGCGGCTGCCGGGCAAGGCGGGAAGGCCGTTGAGGCGCTCCAGAACCAAATCGCGGACCTGAACAAGGTTCGCGGCTCTGGTCTGGACTTGGCGACCTACAAGAGCCAAGAGCTTGCGAAGATCGACGCCAAGTATGCCGGTCAGATCGGCCCGCAGGTCGCGGTGCAGATCGCGCAAGAGAAGGAGCGGATCAACGTCCTTGGCACAGCCACCACGGCGGCGCAGCGAAAGGCGCAGGTGGACGCGGCAACGTCGGCCGCACAGGCTGGCGTGACCCATGCAGCGGCGGAAGCGACCAGCCAGCTTACGCTTCAGACGCAGGCCCAAGAGCGGCTTGCTGCTGCGGCGGGGCAGGGGGAGGCGGCGCAGCGTCGGGCGACCATCGAGAACCAAGTCGCTGCGGCGGCGGTGAAGGGGCTGGGGGACGCCACCCGGACGGCATTGGGGGCGCAGGAAGCGGCGACGCGGACGCAAATCCACGCTGACTTTGCCGGGTCCATCAAGCTTGAGGTGGATGCGACCGAGCGGCTCGTTGCCGGCATGCAGAAGGGGGCAGAGGCCACCCGAGACGCGCAGGTCTACAACGAAGCATATGCCCAAACGCTCAAGGAGGCTGTGCCGACTGAGGCAGACTTCGGCAAGAAGCTGGCGGACAACATCTCCCTCTTGGAGCGAAAGGCAAAGGCGCTCGACAGCAAGGCGTTCGAAGACTACAACAAGCAGCTTGAAGGCCAGACCCGCCAGCTACAGCTTCAGCAGAAGCTTGTCGGGGCTACGCCGCAACAAGCCGCGCGCCTCCAGTCCGAATACGACATCAATGAACTTCTGATCAAGCAGGGCAGGAACTATGAAAGCCTGACCGAAGGTGAGAAGAAGATCATTGATGCGTCTCGGGATCGGTCCATCCAGAACGCCGAACTTGAGCAGCAGATCAACAGGCAAAAGGACGCCTACGAAACAATCGCCCAAAGCCTAGAGAAGGCGTTTGAGCGGGTCGGCGATGCGCTGGTCAATGCCTTCGTCGAAGGGAAGGGTTCGGCGGTTGACTTCGGCAACATCGCCAAGGGCATCGTTTCGTCGCTTCTGACCGACCTAGTGAAGATGGCGGCTGTTCGGCCGCTGTCGAATGCCTTGCTCGGCACCAACTACGGCACGATCTACGACCTTGCCGGCGGCGGCTCTGCTGCCAACCAGAACGGCCAGTCCGGCGGCATGGGCGGGGCTGGCAATTTGTTGTCTTTGGGCAGCAAGTTCATGCCGTCGTCGTGGACCTCCTCCATCACGTCGGCCATTGACGGTTGGGGCATGTCCTCGCTGGGCATTGGCACCGCTACAGCTCCTGGCATGACGGCGGCAGCGGGCGGCGCGGCGCAGGCGGCGGGCGTTTCCGCCGTCCCCGGCGGCGTCACCAATGCAGCAACAGCCAATGGTGCCGTTACCGGGGGCCTGACCTCCTATCTTGGACCGCTTGGCGGCGGCCTGACTGCCGGCATGCTTTTGCCATCCTTGCTGGGCATCCAAAACAAGGCGGCTGGGGCTGCGGTTGGTGGGGCCGGCGGCGCGGCGACGGGGGCGCTTATCGGATCAATGATCCCTGGTGTCGGGACGCTGATCGGCGCGCTGCTTGGCGGCGGCTCCGGCATCTTGGGCGGCCTCTTCGGCACTCAAAAGCCCAGCGTCGGCAAGACGGCGTCGTCTGACGTGACAATCAACAGCGGTGGGAAGTCCGCCACTTACGGCAACATCCTGACCGACAATGAAGGAGACCCGGAAGCCGGAAAGGCGCTCGGCAATTACATCTCGTCGATCTTCACGACGGCGGCAACCGGCGGCGGAACCCTGGCCAAGAGCTTTGGCTTCGGCCAAACGGCCAAGGACGGCTATTACATCGCCGGTTCTGTCGATTACAAGAAGTTCGGTGACGACTTTGCCGCGATGATGCGTTACGCGCTCATCGACCAAGGCGGGTTGAAGGACGGCGGCAAGAACACCCTGGCCGCCATCAACAACTCGAAGAACAAGGACGCGGAAGAGTTCGGCAAAGATGTGGCCCTTGGCGCCTCCATCGACGCGGGCGCGACGGCGTTGAAGGAGTTCGACAAGACGCTTGGCGGCGTGACCAGATCGGCTAAGGAGACGACGGCCGACAGCCTGAAGCCGATGCTTGAGGAGTTCGAGCGTTCGAAAAAGCTGGGCATCAGCGATGCATATAAGGGCCTCGCCAGTGATCGGCTTAAGAGCTACTTGGACGTTCTGAAGAGCCCGGTTGAGTGGACTGCGACGGAGCAGGCGGTCGCTTCGGCAACCGGTCAGTTCCAGGCCATGCGCGAGGCGTTCGTCCAACTTGACCCGGCCATTGTCACGACCATCGACGCCATCGAGAAGGAGACCAAGGCCCGTATCGCACGCGACCTGAACAAGTCTCTGGATCAGCAGACCAACGAAGCCGGCGGCAAGGGCTATGTCAATTCGATCAACGGCTTCCTCGAAACGCTGAACGCAAATGCGCGGTCGCTGGCGGCGGTTGGGGAGCCGGCGACGAAGGCTCAGGACTTGTTCAACACGTCCCTGAACGCCCTTCTGAAAACCTTGACCGGCAGCCAGTTGGACGCCGTCTCCACCAAGTTCGGTGGCGACATCGGAGCGCTTGCGAAGACGATCAAGGCTGCCAGCGACGCCACCAAGGAATTTGCCACGAACATCAGCGGTCGTCTGGCCGCCGCTCTTGGCAATACCCGCGGGTCGTCGCTCATCGCTTTGGATGCTCAGCAAGCGAAGGAGCTGAAGGACGCCAGAGACGCCGGCCTCGACACCACTCAGCTGGTGGCGTTGCAGGGCGTGGAGCGGGCGAAGTCGGCCTTTGACCTTGCGCAGCAGGACGTAATGTCTTGGTACGACAAGGAGATTGCGTCGAAGCAGGAGTACATCACCAGCCTTCAGGATGGCGCGGTGAAGATTGCCGAGGCGGCCAAGAAGTTCAAGTCGGCGTTTGACGACATCGCCTTGAACGACAACAGCCCGCTTGCGCCAATCGAAAAGCTGAAAGAGGCTCGCACGCAGTTTGACACTGCTTACGGCATCGCCAAGTCTGGAACGGCTACGGACACAGAGAAACAGGACGCTCAGCAAAAGCTGATCAGCCTTGGCCCGCAGCTTATCCAGATCGCGAAGTCGTACTATGCCAGCTCTGATAGCTCGGACTATCAGCACGTCCGGGACGTCTACAAAGAGTTCGGAGACCTTCAAGCGCTTGGCGTGGACAAGGCCGACGAGAGCCTGAAGACGGCACAGAGCCAGCTTAAGGAACTGCAAAAGGCCCGCACCGATGCGTCGCAGATTGGGCAACGCCAGCTTGGCGCTCTGTCCGATCTGAAGAGCGTCATGGATCAGTCGTACCTCCTGTGGCAGTCGGCCCTGCCGAACATCGGTGGCGGCACGAACACGGCTGGGACCGGGACGAAGACTCCCCCAACCTACGTAGATAACCGCCTGTCCAGGCTGCAAGCGTTCACCAACGCTGACATCGAGAGCAACTTCGGCAGCTTCAGCGACATCATCGCCGCCCGCGCTAAAGACCCCTCGTTCAATTTGGCGGAGTGGTTCAAGGCATACGGCATCAATGAGGTGCTGAGCGGGAAGCGGTCCATCCCTGGCTTTGCGACTGGAACCGACTACGCGCCCGGCGGCCTCGCCTGGGTGGGCGAGAAGGGGCCGGAGCTGATGCAGCTTCCGACAGGCAGCCGCATCTATCCGCACTCGGAGAGCATGGGTATCGCCCGGTCCTGGGGCGCGGCGAACGACCGGTGGGGTGGTAATGTCATGCCGTTCCGGGGCAGCCGAAATGGCGGCGACAATGGCGATGTTGTCTCGGAGCTAAAAGCTTTGCGGGCAGAAAACGCCAAGCTGAACAACACCGTCGAGTACCTGTGCAGCGTCATCGCCGAAGGTGAGCGCGAGAACATCAAGGCGACGAAGGAAGGCAACGCGGCGGCCAAGCAGTCGGCATCCGCGGCTGTTCGTCGGCGGGCTAGGGGGTAATCATCCATGCAGTACCTCATTGAAGCCACGGCGTACGATAGTGACGCTGGGGCCGAAGTCGTGCATCGGTGGTCGTCAGCCGGGTTCACCACCCGGCCAGACGACACCCCAGCCAATACGGTCTATGAACCTCGCGTCATCGACCCTGGAAATTGGGAGGCGCATCTTTTCTCCGGCTACCAGACGCGCGGCCGGAGCGACAGCGCCGCCGGGGCGGTGGAGATCAACAACGCTGACGGCGCATTGGACGCCCTTTGGTCGCAAGGCTGGGGGCGTCCGATCCGCATCCTCGTGGGTCCGGATACCGCGGCGGACCTTTCCGACTTCACGCTCATCCAAACGAACACCTCGGTAGGCGTGGAGCGGGTGGGGCGTACACGGCTCCGCATCCTCATGCAAGACAAGCAGTCGCTCATCGCTGACAGGGTGATGAACGACAACAAGTTCCTGGGGACGAACAGCGGCGCCACGGGCGTGGAGGGCCTGCCGGAAGACCTGAAGGGCAAGCCAAAGCCACGGCTCTATGGTGAATGCGCGTCCCTGCCGGTGCCGCAAGCCAACAGCTCCGCCGTGGTCCACCAGATCAGCGACAGCCGCGTTTCTGCCATCACCGTCCAGGCAGTGAATGACCGGGGCGTCGCCATCACGGCAGGCACGACATACGGGAGCCTGTCGTCGCTGCTGTCGTCTTCTCCGACTGCTGGCACCTATAACGCCTATCTCGGATCATCAAGCGATGGGGCGTATATCAAGTTCGGATCGTCTCCGGCGGGCGCCGTCACGGTCAACGCTACCGAAGGAACAAACGCCTCAGACCGCACCGTTGCTCAATGCGTCAAACGCATCTTGAAAGGGCCGGGGCTGCTGACGGACAGTGACTTGGACTTGTCTAGCTTCACGTCCCTGGACGCGGCCAACAGTTCGATTGTGGGCTACTGGTCAGGCATCGACGACGACACCGTGGGCAACGCTGTTGATGCCCTCTGCGCCTCAATAGGGGCGTTCTGGCGGGTCAAGGAAGATGGGACCATCTCGGTAGGCCGATTGGAGGCGCCAGACCCTGGCTCGTCCGTTTTGACGCTAAGCGATGGCGACGGCGGCGAAATCCTCACCGACGGCTTTGAGCTTCAGCCATCAGCCGACACTGACCACGGGACACCGCCCTGGCGCATCCTCGTGGACTATGCCCGCAACTTCTACGTTTTCAATGACGCAGACTTTGCCGGCGCTGTGACGGACCAGACGACGCGCAACCGCCTAAAGCAGGAATACGCCCGCACCGCCCCGGCAGAAAGCGCAACGCTACGTTCCAAGCACCCGCTCAGCAAGGAGTTCGTGGCAACCACGCTGCTGCGATCCGCATCCGCTGCGGCGACGGAGCGTGACCGGCTGGCGGCCCTCTACCAGACAGAACGGGAGATCGTGGTGTGCCCGCTCAGTGTAACCGTGGCCTACCAAGTCGCGCTCAATAACACAGTGACGCTCCAGAGCGACCGGTTCGGCTGGTCGGCCGGAAAGTCGTTCCGGGTTATCGGCCGTATTCACGAATATGCCACGTCGAAAATCACCCTAATCCTGTGGGGCTAACTATGGGAATTCCCTTGCTGTCCTACCCGAATTGGGTGGACGCGACGTACTATTCTGTCGCCTTTTCTGGCGGGTCGTGGCAGCCGGCCTTGCCTCTGACAAACATTCGCGACCGCCTGTTTTCGAAGATGGCGCGGTCGACAAATGCGACGCTAGGCTCCACGAAGTTCACTATCGATCTTGGCGTTCTTCGTTCGATCCTGTCTCTTGCCATCCCGCGCAGCAACATCAGCCGCACCGGCCAAGTCCGCGTGCTGCTTTACCAAACCGATCCAGCGGTTGGATCGCCATCTGCGGTAGGCGACACGGGGTGGGTTGACTACTGGCGGACAGTCTATGCCTGGGGCTCGTTGCCATTCGAGCATCCGTCTTGGCTGGATGGCAAGCTGACGGAGGAAGACCGGCAGGGCTACCCGATGCCTTGGGTTTACACTTTCGCAAGCGCGGTGCTGGCTCGCTATGCGGTGTGGCAGTTCAGCGACGCGAGCAACCCAGACGGGTACATCGATATTCCCCGCGCATACATGGGGCCGGGGTGGTCTCCAAGTACAGGAATTCAGGTCGGGGCAACGCTCGGGTGGGAAGACCCGTCAGTTGTGGAGCAATCGCTTGGCTCTGTCCTGTTCTTCGATGAGCGGCCCGGCTTCCGTGTCGCGCGCTTCAGTGTTCCATACATCCAGACAAATGAAGGCATGGGAACTGCTCTTGAGTTGATCAGGCAGCTAAAGACTGTGCGCGAGATGTTCTTTTCATACGATGCATCTGACAACACAAACGTGCATCGCTGGTCTTTTCCTGCTACAATACGGCAACTCTCACCTCTAGAGTGGGCAACGCCAAATCTCAACACGGTAAACTTTGAACTCCGAGAGGTGGTGGGATGACTAATCCTGTTTGGGATGGCGTGACGATTGATTACACGCTTCTCCAAAATTACGGTTGGTACAACACCACCGTAACGACGAGTGACGGACAGACTTACCCGCGGCTTGTGGGCTACCAAGTTGCTGGCCTGCGCGATATGTCAACGGCGCTGACTTCGGCGCAGACGGCTTCGACTGCCGCTGTCGCTGCGGCTGCGCAGGCTGTCCCGGCCGCCACCACAGCGACGACCCAAGCGGCCATCGCCGTTGCCGCCGCCAACACGGCAGTCGGCACCAGCCTCATCAAGCAACCGAGCGAGATCGCCGGCATCGACCCTGCGCTTGACTTCTACATGGCGTCGGCGCTTGCCCTTCCGGCCGGTGTGGTGACGAGCGCATCGGCCAAGTACGTCTTCGACAGGGCGGGCCTGCTGACCAGCGTCGCAAGCCTTACGCCGCCCATCGACTTCGACCCGGTCACCAGTGTGACCCGTGGGTTGCCCGTGGAGCCGGCGGCAACGAACCTGCTGCGCTACAGCCAGCAATTCGAAAACGCGGTGTGGTCGACATTCGGTACGGTCACGGTTACGGCGAACAACGCCACGGCGCCTGACGGAACGGCTACAGCCGATAAGCTGGTGATCAGCGCAAGCAGCGGCATCTACCAGCTAGCGACCGTCACCGCCGGCACCTACACGGCAAGCGTCTGGTTGCGCGCCGACAGCCCCGTAACTGTTTCGCTGGCATCAAACGACAGCCCAAGCAGCGGCGCGGCTACGACATCGTGCAGCGTAACCACTGTTTGGCAGCGGTTCAGCGTAACAAAGACGACGCCGAATACTTCTCTAAACCTTCAGATCAACGGCCCGGCTACCGTATACGCGTGGCAGGGGCAACTTGAGGCGGGCTCTTTCGCCACATCACCCATCCTCACCACCTCGTCCACCGCCACCCGCGCAGCAGACGCCAACACCCTACTGCTGTCCTCTGTGCCCGGATGGAATGCATCGGAAGGCACGATCTACGTGGAGGCCCGGACGGCGCTCGCAAGCGGGACACAGACCTACGCTCAGTATGACGACGGCACGGCCAACAACCGGCTGTGCGTCTATCGCGACAGCAGCAACGTGCTGCGCTGCGTCGTCGTGGTGTCTGGCTCCACAGTCGTCAACCTGAACCTGGGCGCTGTCGCCAACGACACGTTCTTCAAGGTGGCGTTCGCCTGGAAAGCCAACAGCTTTGCGGCCTCGGTCAATGGCGGCGCCGCGGTCACGTCGTCGAGCGGAGCGATCCCGTCCGGCCTGACCACGCATCGCATTGGGCATGACAGCAGCGGCAACCATGCCAACGCGCCGATCCGTCGCGATGTCGGCTTCCCGCGCGCCCTCCCGTCCACCGTCCAACTCCTGACCGCGTGAGGCTGCACCCATGACCTACTCACCAGCTTCTAGGCATCGTGCCGGCCTCATGATGCCCCGCCATGCGGAATTGGTGGAAACCAACGGTATCTGGGCCAAGACATCTACCGGCTCGGCGAATGCGCAGACCATCTATCCGGAGTTCACCGGGTATCTCACCGGCAACCCGCGATATGACTTCATTGCTGGCTACACCAATACTAACGCCCTGACCATTTCAACCGACAACGGCGCAACATTCGTCTCTGCCCGGAAGTCGGATGGGTCGCTTATGGTCGGGGGCGAGGTCGTCGCCGGGACCATGTATTCGATCCGCCACGACGGCACCTATTGGCGACTGATCGGAGGCGCTAGCGGATCGTCGTTCCTGGCCGGCGCCACCACGAAGACGAGCGCTTACACCGTGGCGCTGACCGACAACCGGTCAATGCTCGAAGTGACCGGCACTTGGACGCTAAGCCTGCCGTCTGTGGCAACGGCGTTGGCTGGGTTCACGCTGGTGGTGTCCAATACCGGCTCTGGTACGGTCACGGCCGATCCGAACGGGTCGGAGCTGATCAACGGGGCGCTGACGCTCAGCATCCCTGCGCAGCGATGGGCCATCCTCGTGTGCGACGGCACAGGCTGGCGCGCAATGATGACGGCAAGCGCTACGGCTGCGTCCACCACCACTTGGAGCACGACCGACAAGGCTGCGAGCATCTCGCTTTCCGTCGGCAATCTCACAGCCACCGGTAGCGGCGCTGCGGAGCAGTTGGGCCGCGCGTCCGCGGCATCGCCGGCCGGGTCGAAGCGGTATTGGGAACTGCTTGTTTCAACCCTTCCCAGCGGCACTTCGTGCAGTTTCGGTGTCGCAGATGCGTCAACGTCAACCGGCACATTCCTTGGGAACACCGCAAATAGCTTCGGATATTCCCAGGCAGGCACGAAAAGTAATAACGGGGTAAGTGGCGTCACGTATGGGTCGTCTTTTGCGGCAGGCGATGTAATCGGCGTGGCTCTCGATCTTGTCAGCCTGAAGATTTACTTTTCAAAGAATGGCGTATGGCAGGGTGGCGGCGACCCCGTTGCAGGTACCGGTGCGGCGTACACCGTCTCAGGCAGCACCACATACTATGCCGCATGGTCAACGAACGGCGCAGCAGGTAACGCGTCTGTCATCCTAAAGGTCTCGGCAACCGACCTGACCTACTCACCGCCATCCGGCTATTCGCTACTTCCATAATAGGTGACGCATGGACTTCTTTGAGACGACAGCGCGCACAATCGACGCACGCTTTGAACGTCAGGCCGCCACCTACACGGACACGGAAGAGCCGGAATACGACCGGGTCAAGCGGGTGTGGGATGTGGCGCCCATTCCGCTGGACGAGATCAAGGCGGGGCGCAAGGCAGAGGCCACAGAGCGTCGCAAGGTGGAGCGCGACCGCGGCGTGGTGATCGGCGGCAACCGCTGGCACTCGGATGAAGCCGGCGTCGGCAACGTCAGCGACTACATCAACACGGGCCGTCTCTACGAGGCAGGGCAGGGGGCTGGCACATACCGGGTGCGGTGGAAGACAATGGATGGTTTTGCCCCCGCCACATTGACCGATCTTCAGGCCGCTCAGCTCGCAATAGGCATGTTCGTCCAAGGCTGCTTTGCCCGAGAGGACGAACTTTTCACGGACATTGACGCGGCGGAAACCGCCGAAGACGTCATTGCGATTTCGTTGGAAGAGGGCTGGCCTGACGACGGGTCAGCCAAAGGAGACGCCTTCATTCTGGCGCTCCAACAGTCCAACGCACGGCTTGAGAGGGCTGCAAAGGAGTACGAGGCACAAGGAGACATCACGAACGCTCAGCTTACACGACTGCAAATAAAGGAGATATGACAGATGGCTACCGGATATCGGCGATTAGGGAATGGTGATGGCGGCGTTCTTGTCAAGGACGCTGCCGCCAAGATACACGCGGCCCATGACGCGCTCGTCCAAGCTAAGGCGATGGCTTCGGCGGTGCTGGCGCGCGGCACTGCGGCCGAAATGGAAGGCGCTGAGTTCGGGGCGCAGTCCGGAGAGGGGCAGGCCGTCCACGACGAGGTTCATAGCCTCGCTGATGCGCTGTCCACTTTCATGAGCGACAACGCCATCCTGCTGAGCCGGTTCAATCCGGGCGGCTGATCCGCCACCGCGACAAGACATCAACCGGGGCCGCTCCTTCACTGGGGCGGCCTTTTTCATGCTCGGAGCCCGACATGCCAAAGCCTGTATGCCCTGCCGCCGTCGATCTGGTGAAGCACTTCGAGGGGCTGCGTCTGACCTCCTACTTGTGCCCCGCCGGGGTGCCTACCATCGGCGTTGGGGCTACTGGTCCCGATATCCGGCTGGGCATGACATGGACGAAGGAGCAGGCCGAAGCACGCCTTGCGGCCGATCTGGCAGAGGCGGCGGCGGACGTTGACCGCTACGTGAAGGTGCCGCTGTCAGATGATGAGCGGGGCAGCCTCTCCAGCTTCGTTTTCAACCTCGGGGCCGGTGCGCTCGCCTCGTCCACGCTGCTTAAACTCCTGAACTCTGGTGACAGGGCAGGGGCGGCGTCGCAGTTCGGGCGGTGGACGAAAGCCAAGGTCAACGGCGTGTCGGTCGATTTGCCGGGGCTGGTCTCCCGCCGTACGGCAGAAGCGGCGCTGTTCCAAGGCCGTGACTGGGCCGACGTGGCGCCCGCTGCTCCTGAACCGCAGCCGCAAGCCGTCACCGCCCCCGCCGGTCCCGACGCCGACCGCATCAAGGCAATCCAGCGCGTCGTCGGCGTGGTGCCTGACGGTCACTATGGCCCGCTGACCAAGGCTGCTGTGGTCCGGTGGCAGGCGGCGCATTTCCTTAAGGCTGACGGCGTGGTTGGGCCGAAGACTGCGGCGGCAATGGGCTTGGGCTCGTGAGTCCTGCATGGTAGAATGCGGCGGTCGGCGGGATTGCAGCCCGCCCGGCCGAAACCGAACCGGAAAGAGGGTTTCCGATGACCGCCGAAACACCTAATACCACGCTGCCTGAACCGTTGCCAGATCGGTGGGGTGTTGTCGCCAACTACGACGGTGACAGCTACGTGTCTGCCGGCGCTCTATGCTGGTTGGCCAGCGTCAATGGTAGCGCTGAACGCTATGAGTTCGTCGTGCAATCGCGCGGCGGTCGGCTCATCAGGCGGTACATGGAGCGCGCCGCCCTTACAGCGAACCAACGGCAAATCCTTCACGACATGAGCCGGTGCGGCTGCCCGCTGATCCGCCTTGAGGCCCAAGGCCATTGGGTGACCAGACAGGGCAGCCGCTGGAGTGATGATGACTGCATGCCGCTTGTTGAGGCCGGATACGCCAAGCTTGTCAGCATCGATGGTGAGCATGGAGAAGCTTACGTCATCTCCGCCGCTCTAAGGGAGGAGCAGCATGGCTGACATCGACAATGCCGCCATCGAAGCTGCGTTCTCGGGCGGCGCTGGAATGCCATACGGCTATGCGCGTTGGTGGGAACTAGAGGCTTGGTATAAGCCTGACGGCGGCATCGAGTGGCGCAATCGGCTGTCGCCATCACCACTCACCCTTCCCACCCAGACCGCCACGCTTGGCCTTGGCGAATTGAGCGACGCGACAAAGGCCGCCATCCGGGCCGCTCTGAAAGGGGAGGAGCAGCCATGTGGCTGACCGTGACGGAACTGAGCAAGCGCGGAGCCGACTACGAGTTGGAGGTCCACGCCAGTTCGGGAGACAAGAGGCATCGAGACAGATCATTGGCGAAGCAATTCCCAATGGCTGCGGATACCTTCTGGAAAGACGGATGGCCGCCCGAAGATCGGCCTATTAAGCAAGCCTGACCGTCAGTCGGAAATCCGACCAACCCACCCAGCCCGCCCGGCCAGTCCGCGGCGGGCTTCTTCATTTGTGGAGAACCGATATGCCGAGCACCTTCCTTGAGTGGATGGGCGTTGCTACCGCCTATGCCGTCGTCGCCAAGGCCTTCCTCGCCTGCACCCCCACGCCTCCGGACGATACGGTCTATGGGAAGGCGTACCGCTTCATCGAGTGGACCACGCTCGTGATCGGCAAGGTGAAGCAGGAGGCGGGGCGATGACCAAACTCTACCGAAATCTACCGCCGTCTAGCGTGGGAGCGTAGACATGGGCGCGATCTTCACCAACCTCATCGGCTCCCGCTTCGGCCTTGCCGGCATCGTCACGGTGCTGGCCGGGCTGGTCATTGCCGGCCTGTGGCTGGATAGGGCAGAGCTGAAAGCCGACGTGGCGGAGCGTGAGGCGCAGATCGGCAAGCTACGGGCCGATATCGAGGCGCAGAACGCCGCGGTGGAACGGATGCGCGCCGATGCACTGGCCGCGTCACAAGCCGCTGCTGACCGCGCCAGAGTGGTCCTGCGCCCGCGCCCGAAACCCCAGACTGCGACAGTGGGAGCGCTCAACGATTGGCTCACCCATCCCTGACCATTGGCGCCGTCCTGCTGCTGTCCGCCTGCGCCTCCGATCCGGTTCGCGTGGAAGTGCCGGTCTATCAGCGCGCCGTCCCGCCTGCCGAGCTGGTGGCGCCTCTCCAACCGCCGGGGCCGGTCTTTACAGCGCCGGGCGCGTCGTCGCTCGCCTGTGTCGATGCCAGCGGCAAGGATGCTTTGGTGGACTACATCACTGCCCTGCGGCAAAGGGTGGCGGCATGGGAAGCGTGGTCGGCGCCATGAGGTGATCGTCTCTCCGACCTGTCACGCCGGGTCTGCCGCACTTGCTGCATGCGACAACTCCACCCACTCCGCCGCGTTTGCGGGCGCCGCTTAGCCTGTCGTCCTGCGCCGGACCGGCCGTTCGCGCTCCCGCTCGGTGCCCCAACATGTGTGGGGCGAATAGGGCTGGCGGGCCACATACCGCCGTTGCCTTTGTTTCCCTGCCCATTACGCAGGCCCCGGTTCGGCGTCCGGTTCGGAGTGGCTTTCCTGTAAGCAACCGGCGATGCGGTCAGACCGTCTGTCGCCAGTGAGGCCCCGGCACGCCGAGGGTGGGTATAAGGCCGTCAGCCGGAGCCAACGGGAGCCCCGAAGGGCGAAGACTGGCCGGGAGGCGGTAGACCATCCCGGCGTGCCGCATCTCAGCATCATGCGGCAGACCCCACCACTAAATCAGGTGGCTATGTGGTCCGGTGTCAGCCGCTTCAAGGGGGCCTTGCCGAACCGTGCTGACGATACGCTGCATTCATCCACTCTGCCACCCGCCGCCGAAGCCACAGGAAGGGGTTCGAACCCTTGGTATCCCTTTGGCGAACCGGGAAGGATGAACCGCCCGGCCGTTTAACGGAACACTACGTCGTCAACGGCACCATCTTACCAAACCCGCCCGCTCCACTCAACCGGTGATGAGTCCTGACGGGGTGATTTCGATCACTTCCAAAGCGGGCCGTCCGCTATGGGTGAACGTCAGTTTCTCCGCGCCAATAGGCGGCAACTGCCGCATTGAATGCCAGAGCTTTCCTGTTGTGCTCGCTGACGATATGCTTGATCCGAGACGCCTTAGCTTTCTCAAACTTCGACCTCTCGCGGTTTTCGCCGTGCCGCTTTTTATGATTGCGTTTGGCTTTGGTGAGCCGTTCAGGCTGGCGCGGCTCTTGCTTTTGCGGGCAACCAAGCGTCGGCATGTTCTGCCAATCAAACCTGACGCGCTCTCGCTTTTACTCCCCGCCGAACAATGCGCGACGAACCGCCACAGCTTCATCATACCATGCTGCGCCGGACTGCTTGCAATCCTCGTAAGCGCCGGGCCAAATCTCTTCGCCCGTCCGGTGGCGGTACAGTGCCGCAATTATGGCGCGCTCTGCCGCCTCACTGCCGAACAGAAGGCCGATGACCTTCTCTGCCACCGCTCCATAGCTTTCTGCCCGGCGCTCTTCGGCTCGCTCGTCCGCTTCCTTCTCGCCAACCAGATGACCAAGCTCATGCCCGATCAGGCGCGCCTTGTCCTGAGCATCAGAGGAAGCAGGATGCCAAACATGGACGCGCGGCGGATCACTGAGCGTATCAGCGAACCCAAATCCACCGCTATCGGTCGCGGCCTCGATGTGCGCGGCAAGCGTCATCTCGATTTCAGCGCCGCCTTCCGTCTCTCCGCCGATGGTGATTTCAGACATGTCCTCATCATCAGGCAAGCCAAAAGACGCGCGCCACACGTTCTCTAGTTCCGCGTGCTCCGTCACCAAGACGGAAGACAGGACAGACCCAAGACGTTCTTCACAGTAGCGTTGCACGTCATCCTCCGTGACATTGCCAGATAGGACCGCAACAGGAACAAAATCGGCACGAACACTGTACAAGTGTACCGGATTTGTGCTAAAAATGGAAGCGCCGGGCAAGGAGTGCCATCCCTGCCCAGCGCGCATCCCAACCAAACCGAATAGGGGCTTGGCGTGAGTAAGAAGAAGTCTAAGCATGTGTCCGACTTTCGGCAAGTGGTGCTTTTCCTGGCTAAAAAGGGCGTGAAACTGCCTGAGGGTGCTGGCTTCGAGCAGGCCGCAGAGGCGCTGTGCCGCGTCACGAACAAGAAGGCCGATTTCATCAATCCGGGCACAGCCAAGGGGTTCGTCATCAATTTTGGACGCGGCCTTGCCCGCCATGCGGAAAGGCTCGAAGAGAAGCGCCGCAAGACGGAAAACCGCGCCGCCGCCAAGGTCGCGCAGGCGAAGAAGGCCAAGGCCGTGAAGGAGCGCCGCCCGCCGCGCAACACGTTCTATCAGTCCGCCGAATGGAAGCGTGTCCGCTACGAGGCGTTGAAGCGCTCCCATGGTCGCTGCGAGTGCTGCGGCGTCAGCGCCAGCATGGGCGCCGTCCTCAACGTCGATCACATCAAGCCGATTAGCCGCCGCCCTGATCTGTCGCTAGACCTGACCAATCTGCAAGTCCTATGCGGTTCCTGCAACCAAGGGAAAGGCGGCTGGGACCAAACGGACTGGCGCGGCGGTCATCGTATGAATGCGTTGGACAAGGAATACGCCGCCATCATGGCGAATAGCTGACTACGGTGGGGCGGTGGATAACGCCGCCGCCCCTCAATCCAACATCTTGGGGCGGTCATCACTTGGCCTGAAGGATGACCCGGCCCGACAGGCAGATTTGCGGATAATGGATTTCCACCTCCCAGCCCGCGTCCGCGTAAAGCTGGCGGATCGCCTCACCGATATCGCCGGGGAGTTCGTTCTCCGGGCTGTCCGCCGTCACCTCCGGCAGATGGTGAACGATTGTGGTCTCGTTGCGGCGCATCGCTTCAAGGATGGAGGCGTCGATTGCCTTGGTCAGTTCGGCAATACGCGCTAAGTCCGTCGTGCGCTTGGCTTCATCGTAGCTCAGTACCATGGTGCTTTCCTCATGTTTCGCGGCGACCGCAGAGAGGGAAGGGCGCCTAGGGGTACGGGCAATTCGGAAGCTTCTTCACCCACCGGACATTCGGGATGTAGACGCCTTCCTCTCGCGTCCACCACGTTCCACGGCCCTTGTAGGCCAGTGCCGGGAAGGTCGCGCCATCGCCCCACACAAGGCGCCATTCATTGTCAGGCTGGTTGTCAGCCGGTCGCCAGCCTTGAAGCCACCGGATGATGCAGCGGATCGTCCACAGGCTCATTCCCGTGGCTCCTTTACCGATCCCGGAGGGGGAGGAGAGGCGGCTACCTGCGCCGCATAGTCAGCGCAGATGCGGTCCATGTCTTCCTCGCGCTTCATTGACGGAGTGCCGAGCGCCTGCCCTAAGGTCGCCTTCACCGGCACGCACCTCCAGCCGTTCTCCGCTTCCCATCGACGGACGGCGGCAATGGCGGCCTTGGCGAGCACGCCGTCCGGGACATCGGCAAAACCGTTATGCTCGCGCCAATCCCTACCAGCACGATCAATACCGCGCTTCACGGTGGCTATCAGGCTGGTGTCGGTCATGGCGTCTCTCCCTTCGCCATCCGCAACAGCGTTTCCAACTCCTCCACAGTGAACAGTACGGAGATGGTCCGACCGTCCCGGCCGACGACATCGGCGCACGGAACCTCTGCGCTTATCTCCCGCTTGAAGACGGGCTTCATCTCACCGTGGGCGATGTCTGTGACGACGTAGCGCTGTGGGGCTTTGGTGAGTACCCTCATGGCTGTTCTCCACGGTGGCGGGCAAGCGCGGCACGGCCGGCGTCCGTGATGGTGATCGGGAAATTGCCGGTCGGCAGCCTCTCCCCTGGAAGCAGCGCGCCGCCGTGAAGCAGCTTCTCCACCGAGACCGTGGGCGCCCGATAGGTGAGGCGGCCATCCACGAAGATGAAGCCGCCTACGGTTTTCAGCAGCTTCCACCCGTTGTCGATGTTCGCCAGAACCTTCGCCTGCGCCTCCGTGAGCTTGTGTGCCTCAGACATTGGATGCCTCCGTGCTGATCTCCTCCGTATTGGCGGCGGACTGGCGGGCGGCTTCTGCGGCAATGGCGGCGTCAATCTGAGCCAAGGTGCGCGCATACGTCTGCGTCACCTGAAGCCTCATAGCCTTCAGGGCGTCTGCGCGGGTTTCAAACAGTTGGACGCCGTTTTGTGATGCCGACCTCCCAGTCTCGCGCGGTCGGTACCCGCCATCGCCGTGGCATATGCTTTCCGACCACGCAAGGCGAACCGCCCGCTCTATCGCAGAAGGTCCGTTCTCCACGCCAAATGAGTTGAACGTCCAGCCTTCCGTAAACTCGCCAAACTTCGGAACCGCCAACTTCGCCGGCTCCGCATACTCCGGCCACCGCAGCGCTCGCGCCATGTCTCGGGCAGCGCGCAGGTTGTCCATCTCTGCCTTTTCGGCCTTGGTCATTGCCATATCACTCATCCCCCTTGTGCTGTCCGGTGGGCTGCGAAGCGTCCCGTAGCCACTCACGGCCGGCGGCTGTAAGCGCGTAGATGTGTCCGTTCCGGCTATCCCGCCGCCCCGTCGAATGCAGGGCGCCCTTGTCGATCATTCGGTGAACCATGACGCCGGAAACGCTGGCCAATTCTCCTGATGGACGGGACAGGTAGAATGCCCCGGTGATGTCGCCGCGGATCAGTTTCGTGCCGGCAAGCATGTCATTGGCAAGCCGAGCCTGCGCTTCAGTCAGCTTCATGGGCTGGGCTCCTGGGGAGAGGCGGCGGACACCCCAAGCATCGCGTCACCCCAATAGTCGTTCCAAGGGAGTTCCATCCATCCGATGATGGTGATGCTCGTCGATTGGCCGGGCGTGCTCCAGCGCCAGAACGGTTCCCCGCCTGGATAGTCCGGCGAGCAAGACACGACGCACCACCGTGGGTGCTTGGCCGGCTTCCGATGGCCGCAGCCGTGCTCGTCGATGCCCCAGGCGACAAACTGCCGTCCGTCCTGCGGCGCAGTCTCAGGCGGGTTCAGCTTCGACAGGTCAACCATTCTCCCCCCCCTTCAGGCGGACGCCTGCGCCACCGGGAGGCAATGGCTTTCCAGGGTCTAGGAACTCCACATCCGCCTCCAAGAACGCCTGAATGATCTTCGTCACCGTCTCGTGGGCGGGCCGCTTCGATTTCCCGTCTTCGATCTTCTGGACGAGCTGCGGCGACAGGCCAGCCCGGCGGGCCAGTTCCTCGCGGGTCCAGTTGAGCAGCGCGCGGGCGGCGCGAAGGGTGTCCGGCGTGTACATCCAGTTGGGATAGCACGGGCCGGCGAAGCCAACAACGTTCATGCCAAATTCATCCTTATCCGTGCTGTTGACGCCTATAACTGTAGCTGCTATAACCACACATGTCAACGACGGAGGAAGGCGTGAACGAACAGAATTTCCCCACCATCGCCGACGCCGCCGCCGTGCTGGCCGATCTGGTCAAGGGCGGCTACGGCGCGTTGCCGGTTCAAATCATCGTGGTCCCGGACACCACCATTCAGGCGCTCGCTCGGGCCGCTGGTGACGCGGGCAACAAGCCGGCGCTCATGCTGGAGTACGGCGGCGGCGAGCGCCTGCCGGTCTGCCTCATCACGGCAAGCCGACTGCCGGGCGCTCCGGTTACGGCCCCGTCGCACTGACAGCCCACCTACCCGACAGGAGACAGGACACCATGAAGGAACACATCGGCACGGCCATGAACGCGCTCTACGCCTCCACCGAAGACGGCGGCGTCCGGGCTATGGCGGAAATCATCCTGCTGTACAGCGAGCCGGCCTATCAGGCTGGCGTCGGCGGCATCGAGCGCACCCGGAAGATCGGCGACGTGCGGATCAGCATGACGGTGAAGGGCATGCGCGAAACGGCCGAAACGCTGCTCAAGTGGGCAGACGCCGCGGAAACTGACGAAGACCGCATCAACGAAGCGCTTTGCCCGACCGCTGAGCCATGACCGCCCCTCTCTCCTGAAGGACGCGCACAATGACCGAAACCGCCCGCATCAGCTACCGCATCCGCTTCCCCGCCAAGGCCGGCACCTATGGCGAGTTCTATTCCAGCAACAACGGCACGTCGGAATGGGGCGAGCTGTCTAAGATCAAGGCACTGATCACCCGCGGCATGCCGAAGGGGTACAAGGGTCGCATTCTGGAGCCGTTTGCCGACTACGAGGTGGTGAAGGTCACGGAGCATGTCCGCACCGAAACCGAAGTCGTCACGCTGTAGGGCAGGGCACTCCACCACCAACGACAAAGGGCCACCCATCGCGGTGGCCTTGTTGCTGTCTGGACACTGTTGCAACTCGGAAAACAAGAGCGGCCGAGCGGTTTTATTTTCCAGGGACCCGGTCCCTGGCGCGGTCCCTGAGAATGGGCGCGGCTTGTGAGAAAATAGAAAGCAGAAGGAACGCCACGCCTAGGAAAACAGCCAATTGTGCGGCTTGCTGAGTCGCATGACACCGGGTTGAGCGCATTTCAAGACCGCTGCCTTAAACCACTCGGCCACCCATCCCGCG